CCAATATTTGTCATAAACCAAAATATATTTATTATCCAAGTGTTTCTCCAGAGATATTTTCGATTATACTCTACAATGTAAATATCTCTTTCATTACCCCCTCTTCTAACTATCTGCTCTAATCCTAATGCAACCACAAAACCGATTGCGTAAATATAGAATATGAAATTTAGAAAACTAGATGTGAGTAATAAAAGAGAAATCATTTATGTAAGAATTTTAGATATTTATTATAACATCAAACCATCGACATTGCAAGTTTTAATTCTCTTGCATGATTGAGTTCGTCCTCTGCAATCTCTGCAATTTTTTTATCCTCTGGATGATATGCAGAATATTTTACATAAGTTTCGTATGCGTGTTTCTCAATTTTCATATTGATGTCATACCCATCTATTGGACTAATGAAATAATAAGCAACCATAATCCAATAGTAAAGAAGAACCAAGTGTTTAGCGAAGAATCTGTCGATCCAGTGCTCATTGCCTCCACGAGTTTCCATCTCCTCCAAGTGTTCTGTTTCATTTAATGCCTGATAGAAATGTTCCTTCATTAAGTATATATGGTCTTCTCCTCTAATCCAAGTGACTCACGGAAGTGTAACACACTTATGAATGAAAAGTATGGTGCTCTTGCGATGACCTCAAGAACCCAGAATCTTTGAAAGTCTCTACCTCTGTAAAGAAAATCAATGATATAAATTGTGGTGTCTAGCACCCAAGTGTTAAATTTTTTCATACCCAAGCGTAATTAATTGATGCAAAAAGTGAACAGAAAACAATTCCAAAGATAATTGTTGATGATTTGATTGGTAGGTTTTTCATTTGATCTCCTTGATTGAATCCAAACAAAAAGGATGCTCCTGTAGATACGGAACATCCTCTCTTGCGTGTTTTACTGCTTCAAATGCGTCTTCCGCATATTCACTGATTTCGTGATGCTTGTTTTGTTGGTCGTGCCAACCGAGTGTGTAGTGGGACATGATAGTTTCAACTCCAGTACATTATTATTTAGTCTATCATACTAGGTATAAATACGCATTTATGTGTGGGCTCCCACACCTATCACACTCTTTTTCTTCTTATCTTAACAATCGAAATACCTGCTATTAATCCTACAACTAATCCTAGAGATGCTACTGCAACTGTAGTGCTGAATACTAATTCAACTGGAACAAATGGTTGTGCTTCCCAAGTGCCTGGCAATGTATATACTGATGGGTTTGAACCAAAAATCATTTTTTCTCCTCTTGTAAATCAGGTAGTCTCTCTTCTACCCAGTGTTCTTTGTTGTCAATACCCGCAGCTTCAACGTATCTCATAATATGTTGATCTACTTGATGAAAGACAGGATGTAAATCTAAATCCATACGAATATCATGTGCAATCTCTGCAACCTGTTGCTCTGTTAAGCAATGATCAGGATGTAATAAATCACAGCAAGGTATTCTTGATTCAATCAATTCATTCAAATTGATTCTTATTTCGTAGTCTTGGTAGACTGCCATTTTAATTATTTACTTTCTCTATGTATATTCTAGCAGAAAATTTTAGAATTGCAACTTAACAATTCTTATTTAAGTCTTCTGCCATATTACCGCCTATTTCTGCACCTTGATTACCACTAAACATTGTTACCCAACCAGCAGCAACCCAACCAACAATGGGAATATTAGCGACGCTAGGAGCAACACTGGCACCAACACTTGAACCAACGAGCCTTCCTGTTTGCTCTGCTCCTCCGATTGCTTTAATACAGGCTTCTGATTTTTTATCTCCTTCTGTAACTGTAATTGGTTTGTTGTGAACTGCACCGTCCATTGTGTACTGTTCCACGACTTTAACTTTGTTGTTAGCCAACCCAAGAAACCCACCTTTAGTATTGCTATCCCTTTCCACACGCATTACTTTTGGATCGTTTGCTTTGTAACTAATTCTATATCCATCTCTTCCAACTTCTGCTTCGTATGATGTATAAGGACCAACTGGTAAATTGATACTTGGTAATTTACTTTGACGATTTGATAAAGAACCTATCATACCAATATGAGATATTCCAATGAGTCCACCTAATCCCAGAGCGAACCATTTACCCCATTTCACTTCTTTCTTTTCCATTATCCTTTCTTAGGTGGTACTGAAGGTGCAAGAACCATTGGTGCTTGCTCAATTCTGATTGTTTGTGCGGGTGCTGTATTTGCTGCTTTCTCGATTAATACTTCCATATCTTTCTTGGATATACTTGCTCCTCCTCCTGATGATGCATTCTTTTTCCTTTGTCCTGCCTCAACACCAAATGTAGCTAGGACCCCCGTAAAGACCGAAGCTATGAAAGTTGGATCGATATTATCCTGTTTTGATAGACCAGGAAATTGAACGTAATTTAGTGTCAATATTCCACCTGCCCAGATTAAAATCCCAAGTCTTACAAAAGTACTCAGGATTGCCATCTGCTCTTCTTTGTCATCCATTGCCTCTTTTATTTTACCTAGAGGACCTTTAGGTTTTACTTCTTCTTTCTTTGCTTCAGCCATGGGATCAGTGCATCTATATTATATATAGACACTTAATCCTTAAAAACCGAATGGTACGGGTGATTCTGGTGCAGCAGGTGCATCTGGTGTAGGAGTTGATGGTGATGGTAAACCTAGACTACCTCCACCTAAACCACCAAGGTCTCCAAGACCACCAAGTTTTTCGGTGACTGCTTCCATTACCTTGCCTTTGACGCTATCGATAATCGCATCCTTGCGTATGAATACGTAACCGCCAAGACCAATAACGGTGATAGATACAACACCACTTGCAATAGCGATTCCATTTACAATTTTCTGTAACATAATACTATTTAATATACATTATATATCATACTCGCTACCTTCTCCCATATATTCAAGAGAAACGATATCATGATTGACACTTTTATCTTCTCTAAGTAACCACTCTGCAAATTCTTGACGTATTGAGACAGCATCTTTAAGTTGTTCAATATCACCATCAGTGCATAGTTCATTCATTCGGTCTATCGACCAATCATATGTTGTCCTTAGATTTTTCGTAAAACTGTCCATAATCCTTACGCATATAGCGTCCGAGTATGTTGCTATTATAATACATCGGTGTCCCGTCGTCAAGTGCTTCCATCAACACATTGTGTAAGAACAATTGTTTTGTCTCTTCGTAGTTTACTTGTCCGAGGGTTGTATGGAGGGAGAGGATTTCTCTTCTGAAAGAATCTCTGCCATCTCTTCTAATATCCTGCTTAAGATCCTCAGAGCTTCCGTAGTATTTCTTCCAGTCTGACTCGCTTGTGACTCTTCTCTTTCCTCCTTTTGGTTTTCGCTTCTGCACGAAGTACTTTCTTCCGATGTATTTCTTGCCAGTGTTGGTATTGGTGATGCGATAGACGAACCCATAGTGATCGCCGATGTCATCAGAATCAAAAACACTGCCTTTATAAATCCACGGGTTTGTGTACTTTGCCACGTTGTCATAATAAGTCTCCTAATATTTATGGTTCGTCAAACAAGACCTCTGTCATATATCTTTCTGCCCACTCTTTACCAAAATAGTTTACTAATATATTCCTAGTCTTATCATTTTTCATTTGGTGTTGACAGTATTCTATCTGACCAAAGTATCTGTGCTCTGATCTAGAACTATCTCTACTTGCACCCCATACAGCACCAACAAATATGTCAAGGTATTGGTCTACAATATCACAGAAATCTTTCTTCTCTTTATCTGTGGTTAGTCTTGCAAACTTACAGTATGGTGAGAACACTTCACCCCATTCTGGTAGAACTCTATCATGTGGGAAATAAAAACTCTCACTAATATATTCTATGTCTTCAAAGATCTCATGATCAAGACCATCTACAGGAGATATGTCTGTGATAGCAGCACTAACTATATCTTTTACAGCAACAATGTCTACACCAAAAATAGGTAGATCAAACTCTGGATCAGGATACCATATGCAATGCACGATATTAAGATTACCTAGTTTAGCAACCTCTATATGCACCTTCCTAAGTCCAGTACAATAATACATTTCATTTTTGATGTCAAGTTTGCCATCATCTGTGTCATGTAATACTGATTCAAACTCAGAGTCAACCTCCAAAGGTTCTACATTTGGTAGAGTCTTCTGATGCTTCTGTATTATTTTTATTAGATTATCAATTAC